GACTTATTTGTGCTGGGGGGCGAGTGTTTTCAGTATCGTGACGGGGTATATGTTGAAGCCTCATCCTATGTAAGAAATTCAATTAAGGAGATGATTGCTTATGATCCTTTAATCACAAATGCTCGAGTTATGGAATGCTATCGCTTGTTGATTGACGATACTAGAATACAGCGAAAATCCTCTGACTTAAACTCAAACAGAAACCTGATAAATTTCAAAAATGGTGTGTGGGATATTGAAAAAGGTAGGCTGATTGATCACGACAGCAAGTATTTACATACAGTTCAGATACCCCACTCAGTATTAGAGCCGAACAATAAATGGAAAAACACCAAACTACATGATTTTTTGGTGAGTAAAGTAAAACTGGGTAAACCAGAAGTTTGTATGTTACTAGACTACATGGCTTATTGCTTAACTTTAGATTACGGATTGAAAACTTTTCTTATACTGTATGGACAATCAAACACAGGTAAATCTGTACTTATACGGTTTTTTGAAACTGTGGTGGGTAGGGCCAATACTTCCTCCTTATCAATGCACGAGCTAAATCAGAGATTTTACCCGGCTCAATTGTACAATAGGTTGCTTAATTCCTGTGCAGATAACTCATCCTTACCTCTGTCTTCTATTGAGAATCTCAAGAAGATAACTGGAGGGGACCAAATAATGCATGAAAAGAAAGGTAAAGAGCCATTTTTCTTTGTGCCTTTCTCCAAACTTGTGTTTTCATTCAACCAGATGCCCCTACAGTTAGAAGAAAAATCCAATGCTTTCTACAAAAGGATGAGGATACTGCCTATGCCTCTTGAGCTAGACTTGAATAATGCCTATGTAGACCAGCTGTGTAGCCCTGAAAGTGTGGAAGAAGTACTGCCTTTCTTGTTGGAAAGACTGCCTCTCACAGAGATACCCAATACTGAGGCCAGCGATAAATTGGTCGAGGGCTTGCGCCAGGATAGTGATAGTATTCATGCTTTTCTGTCTCAAGAGTGTAAGAAAGGCCAGAAATATTGGATTCCCAAAAAGACTTTATATGATTCTTACCTGAGATTTTGTCTTGACACTGGCCGTACTGCTCATAAGCCTCATGGTTTTATCCGGCACTTACGGTCTCAAGGCTATAAAGAAGGTCGAAAAGGGGATTCAAGGGAGGCTTGTTGGAAAGGGATAGCCCTAAAGTAACTTGTCGATTTCTCCTGTACAGATTTGTGCGAGGTGGTGCGAAAAGTGAGTGTGATGGGTAAAGGTACACCCGAATATAAGAACCCTTTAGAAATGCTCTTGAAGAGTTGTCGTAAAGCAATTCAAGATAAGGTTGACGTCAACCCAAAAGCTGGTTTAAAGATAGGAGACAATAAACTCAGATATTCTGAGGCTTTGGACTTACTTACTGCCTTAGAGCATCATTTTGCTGTGAAAGGTGCATTTAGTTTTGGTATTTGCCTAACTTGTACTAAGTTCAGCTCTAAGGGTATGTATCCTGAAAAGCCAGTTACTTTGGGTAAATGCGGCAGCAAAGTAGTCAGTATTTTCGATAGCTGTGACCAACACAGTAAGGAAGGGGGTGGGTATGGTTTATAGATATGCTGTCTTAGATATAGAATCTACTGGGGTAAACCGATACAAAGACGACATAAATTACATAGGTATTGGTTTAGTAAAAGACTTGGGTTCTGACATGGATAAACGAATTATTTGCAATATGCATCAAGACAAAGACCTGGATAAGTTCAAAAGAATAGCCCGAAAACTGAAAGAACAGAAAGTCATACTTATTTGGCAAAACGGCAAATTTGATACTCTATTCATTCAGTTAAAGTATGGTATCCTATTACCCATACATCATGATATTATGGTTATGGGTACAGCTTATGACCTAGCTGCTCCCCACGGGCTCAAAGAGATGAGTAAAAGCTGGTTAGGGTTGCCCGATTGGGATATACCCCTGAAAGAAAAGAAAAAACCCAATAGCCTCATAGTTGAGAAATACTTGGTAAAAGACTTGGAGAACCCATGGAAATTGTTCCAGTTCTTTAATCGAAAACTCAATACCCAACAGTGGAAAGCTTACAAGCATCTGCTCAGACCAGCGTTTTTGATGTATCGTAGGGCTGAACGTACTGGAGTATATCTCAATAGGTCTAAATTATCCAAAGTTCGTAAGACTTACCGTAAACAACAAGAAGACAAGTTGTCCGTACTCAATAAGCAACACAACATAAACTGGAATAGCCCAAAACAGGTATCCGATGTGTTATTCAATCAAGAACACATGCCTGTGATAAAGCTATCTCAAAAGACTGGAGAACCTTCCAGTGATGCTAAAGTATTGAAAAGGCTAAAAGCTAAAGGATTCACCCTTGCTGAACAGCTACTAGACTATAAGTTTTATTACGGAGCCAACAGTAAATTCCTCAATCGCTGGGAAGATGATGCTTTCTACGATGGTAGGATACACCCAAATTTCAATCTTACCAACGTAGTAACCGGCAGGACATCTTGCTCAGACCCTAATTTACAGCAGGTTCCAAGAAATAAAGAACTCAGAACCCTATTTACAGCCCCTCCAGGTAGGGTGCTGCTAGAGGCTGACTATTCCCAGATAGAACTGAGAATAGCTGCTGACTATGCTAATGAACCCACTATGCTGAAAATCTACAGAGAGGGAGGTGATATACACACAGAAACGGCCATGTCTTTAACAGGATTATCCGCAGAACAGGTAAAGGGAGAACCCAGAAGTAGAGCAAAGCCTGTTAATTTTGGGTTTTTGTATGGTATGTCTGCTAAAGGATTTGTAAGTTACGCTTTTGACAATTACGATACGGTATTCAGTAAACCAGAAGCTGACAGATACCGGCAATTATTTTTTATCAAGTATCCTGGCCTATTGAAATGGCATAGAGAAATGGAAATTATCTGTGAGGCTAATGGTGGTGTCGAGAATAGGTTTGGTAGATTCAGGAAGTTACCAGACATATACTCTTCAGACAACTATATCAGAAGTAAGGCAGCAAGAAGAGCTGTAAATAGCCCAGTTCAAGGCACAGCCTCAGACTTATTGTTATTAGCAGCAGTAGAGATTGACAAAACTCTGAGAAAACCCTTAGACTTAAACATTGTAGGTACGGTACATGACAGTATATTGATGGACGTACCAGAAAAGAATGTCGATGAGGCTGTTAAAGAGGTCAAAAGTATTATGGCCCACCCACAAGCCCTAGATGTGTTTGGAGTATCTTTTAAAGTGCCTATTGAGGCTGATGTGGGTATCGGGGCCTGGGGAAGTAAGTAAAGGAGGTAATTTTGTGAAGATATTTGTTATTAACGGTTATCCTGGTAGTGGTAAGGATGAGTTTGTGAGATTGTGCGCCCGGCACAGTAAGATACCTGTAGTTAATTACGTTACCAGTACCCCAGCTAAATTGGCTTTACACCTATTAGGCTGGAGAGGGGAAGAAAAAACCCCAGAAGTACGCAAAGCCCTGGCTGATTTAATGGAGTTATCTGAAACCTTATTTAATGGGGTTATTGCTGCTACTGAGGCTAAACTGTTACAGGCTATGGAGGATTATCACAGTAACTGTATTGTGTTTATACACTGTAGAGAACCTAGGAACATGGATTATTATAAGGAAAAGCACGGAGCCGTGACAGTATTCATAAACAGAGACGATACAAAGCAGAAACGATTCAGTAATGAATCCGATGCAAATGTGGAGAACTATGAATATGACATAGTTATACAGAATAACAAATCCTTGAAGATATTGGAGCAAAAAGCCATAGATTTTGTGAGGAGGTACTGCTAATGCTTACTAATTGTGTTAATAATGCAACAGAGGCCTGGGAATGGTGGTATAACAGATTATTAGAGCAAAATAACCAACAACCATCCAGAGATGGGGCTGTAGTTGGTGAATTTCTTAATGCTTGTACCGTTATTAAAGACCCCCGGCAGGGATTGGTTTTATCTAAAAAACGTAATTTATCCATGAAATATGCTGTGGGCGAACTGCTCTGGTATTTATCTGGTAGTAACATGGTTTCGGCCATATCCCCCTACTCAAAAGTCTGGGAAAAGTTATCTGAGGATGGAGAAACTGTTAATTCTGCTTACGGTCACCGAATCTATCACAAATTTGGGTTTGACCAGTGGGGATATGTCAAAAACCTACTGCAAAAAGACCCCCTCAGCCGTCAAGCAGTTATCCACATAAAAGAGCCAAATAACCAACCCACTATGGATTTACCTTGTACTGTCTGTATACAGTACTTTATTCGGGATAATAGGCTTCATAGCACAGTATATATGCGCAGTAACGACATCTGGATGGGTTTTCCTTATGACGTATTCTGCTTTACTTCTCTTCAGGTCAAGATGGCAATGGAGCTAGGAGTTAACTTGGGCGAATATCATCACATAGCTGGTTCGCTACATCTTTATGAAAGGAATGTGAAGTAGTGGCATTAAGTAAGATTCAGTACAAAATTGGAGATTCCTGGGTACATTTTTGTTATGTAGAGGACATGTTTAAAGACAAGATAGGAGAAGCAGTTAAAAAAATCAATCGCTGGGCTCAACAGGATTTTGGTATTGAATCCATCAAAACTATGGAAGACCTGGCGAATTTGAAAGAAAGAATCAAGAATAACTACAGGGAACTGTACCCAGAACTGTTTCGGGCAAGCCGAACAGATAATCAGGGGTGGGCCAGAGTATGGTTTACCCAACACTTGAGGGAGGAATTGAAAAATGGTAAGTAAAGGAATGAGTCTGCCGCCCATAGTGGCGGTGGACTTTGATGGAACGCTGGTAGAAGACAAATTCCCAGAAATAGGCCCAATTAACCAAAAGATGTTTGATAGAGTACATCAGTATCGGCAAGAAGGCTACAGGATTATCCTGTGGACTTGTAGGACTCAGCAAAGGCTTGATGATGCCATACTTTTCTGTGCCTTTAACGGTCTGCACTTCGATGCTGTAAACGACAATATACCAGAAGTTATTGAAAAATACAACGACAATGCCCGCAAAATATATGCTGATATTTACATAGATGACAAAAATTTATCTATCAAGGAGGCATGCAATGTCTGGTTACATAAATTCCAACAGGCGTGAGGTTATTTACTGGGCAGCAGCTATGCAGCAATATTTCAACAATCAGAAAGAACACTACTCAAAAAAGTCTTTAACTTGGCTTAATTCCATAACTATTAGCTTAGACAATTTTCTTCAGGTAGAATTAAAAGGAGCAGAGCAGAATGAGATGAGAGCTATATTCAATTTGATAAAACGAGTAACCCCCAAGCTTATTGTAGATAGCTTAGTAACAGAGGACACTCAAGCTATCAAAGTTAACAGAGATATGGTATTCGACTTTGCCGAATACGCTTTGGAATATTGCGTTAACTGTAAGGAAAACCCAGCTGAGTGTAAATTAAGACAATTAGCTCTTGGGCTGGGAGTACCCCCTTATGTAGAATCTGGGCCTTGCCAATACTGGAGAAAGGAGATATAACATGGGAATAAAACTGAGAAGGGCTTGGTGTTGGCTATTTCATAGCTTTAGCTGGAAGGTCGTAATTTTTGGAAACTGGTATCTGTGTCCTAAATGTGGGCAATACTGGAGGCGTTAACATGCCATTAGAAAGTTCAATAGTAGACAGTATTCTGGTATACCTTAATTCCTTAGAGGACTGTGTTGCTGAAAAGGTCATGGGTAATGCCTTTCAAAGAGATAGAGCTGATATCAATATGTGTTGGGAAGGTCAGCTGTACCGAATAGAAGTCAAGACTCCAGATAACGGAAATAAACCCACAAAAGCCCAAGAAATTAACCTCAAAAAGTGGGCAAAGGCTGGAGCTATCTGTATAGCAGTTTGGAGTTTGGCTGAAGTCAAGAATATAATCAAGCACAAAGGTGTCTATAACAAAGCCTTCACAGGCTGGTACTTTACCCAAGACGGTAAGATAATAAAAGGAGGCCATAGATAAATGGAAAATAGACTGAGTAAGTATGAAGAAGAAATGCCGGATATTTGTAATCAAAAGGGGCTGGTTTCTAAATTAGTTAACTGGGGATTTTTCAATGCCCCGGCGTCTAGTAACCATCACGGTAACTATGAAGGAGGTTTATTCGACCATTCTTATGCAGTAGCTGAAGAGCTAGTTATGCTAACACAATGGAATGGCTTAAAATGGCAAAGACCTGAAAGCCCTTACATTGTAGGTATGTTTCACGATTTGTGTAAGGTAGATAACTATATTGGGAATGTGGATAGGAGCAGCTTTGAATACAGCAACAAGACCTTGCTAAAAGGTCATGGAGATAAATCTGTTATGTTATTGTCTACTCTTATGCCTTTGACTATGGAAGAAATGGCCTGTATACGTTACCGCATGGGTGCTTTTACCCCAAAAGAAGAGTGGGAATATTACAGCAGAGCTGTTAACCTTTACCCCAATGTGCTTTGGACTCACCATGCGGACATGATAGTTTCACAGGTAAGAGGTATATGAAATTATGGAAACACCAAATAGAGGCCCTAGAGTACTTTAAGCCCAGAAACTATGGGGCTTTGTATACTAAGCCCGGTACTGGCAAGACTAGGATAATGCTGGAACTGATAAAAAATCGAGATTTCAAACTTACCTTGATAACTTGCCCGAAAAAGGTTTGCCGGGTGTGGCCTAAAGAATTTTACAAGCACTTCAGGGGAAATAATTACAAGATATTAGACGTTTCTTTATACTCTAATGAACGTAAGGTCACGGAGGTAAAAAAAGTACTCGAATTGAACAAGAATATTCATCTGATTATTGTCAATAATTACGATAGCGTATGGCGTAAACCCCTCAGAGATTATCTACTAAAAGTCGGGCTGGATTGCGTTATATGCGATGAGAGCCACAGAATCAAGACCCCCGGTAGTAAAGTTTCAAGATTCCTAACTTTGTTGGGTAAAAGGGTGTCTAACAGGTTCTTGATGACTGGCACCCCTTTAGCCCAGTCTCCCTTGGATATTTACGCACAATACCGATTCTTGAACCCAGAGATATTTGGTACTAACTACACTATATTCAAAGAAAGGTATGCTAACTGGATACAGGTTCCTGGCGGATTTTCCATGCTAAATAAGAGCAATCCCTACAAGAATCTGGATGAGTTACACGAAAAGATGTTTTCTTGCGCATTTATGCCTGAAGTAGAGCAACACTTACCTCCAGTACAAGACATACTTTGGGAATTTGATTTACCCAATAAAACTGAGAAATACTACAAAGAATTGAAAAAAGAAGGAGTATTGGAGCTCAAAGAAGGAGTTGTAGATTCAGGTAATATACTGGCTATAATTACAAGGCTACAGCAACTTACCAGCGGTTATCTACCTACAGACGAGGGTATTGTTGAAATAGACACATCTAGGAAGGAGGCTTTTAAAGAACTGTTGGAAAGTTTGCCGGAAGAGCCTGTTGTGGTATTTTGTAGATTCAGGAAAGATATCAAGAATTGCCGCAGGGTAGTAAAGGATATGGGTAGGAAAAGTTCTGAAATTTCTGGGGTTAGAGATACCTCAGATAATTGGTACGCAGGTAAAACCAGTGTGCTGGTAGTACAAATATCAGCAGGTTCTGAAGGAATAGACTTGACCAGAGCAAGGTATGGGGTATATTATACCAAAACACAAGCCCTATGGCAATATCAGCAGAGTAGAAAAAGACTACACCGCCCTGGCCAAGTTCGCCCAACTACATTTTATCATATAGTGGCGAGAATGTCAAAAGGGAGAACTATTGACGAAGACATCAATCAAAGTTTAGAGGATAATGAAAACCTCATAGATGCCATACTAAGGGGTGGCTTTCTTGAATCCTAAACCAACCATTCCTGCCCAAATTATGGACGTTAGGGTGTCGGCCACTGCTGGTGCTGGGTTAGCCCAAACTAAGCCAGTAAGGCTCAGGGCTACAATCACCAGTATGCCGGCATCAACTAAATCAAGCTTTTTGTTTTCCATTAAATTCACCTCCTTATTTAATCTCCACAGTCATTGTCTTGCTATCCCAGTTTATGCTAGGTTGTATAGCCTCTACTACTTCCCTCACTGATACTTCTTCCTCAAAATAAGATATAGCCCCTTGAAGATAACCTGGAAATTTTTTACCCTTAATATCAATAATACAGGGTGTTTTTTCCTTCCCCACGCTATTACCCTCCTTATAGTATTTTTGCACCATTTCTACATCAAATTTTTGGCCAGGACATGCCGTAGCATAATAGTCTCGGTGGCCTCCGATATATTTAATGGGCCAACGAGTAGCTATGTCTTTACATAATCCAGCTACAAATCTGTATAGTTCAGGAGTAGGTGTTTCTACCATAAAGTTACCTACACAACAAATTTGGATAGCTCTGGTATTCATGCCAGGGCAAGCTGCAGCATCCTCTTTCTCAGGCCTACCTTTCTTGGCAACTAGCACATCCCCAACCTTCTCAACAACCCAGTGATACCCAATGTCTCTGTACCCTCTGGTTTTCATGTGATAATTTCGGATACTGTCGAAATCAGGTAAAGTTGGGTGGTCTACCCCAGTAGAATGATGTATAACTATGTATTCTTTGCTCATTTAATTCGCCACCTTCTCAAATACCCAAAAGCCTACGTATACCATAAAGCCTATAATTCCAGTACCAATCAAAACTGAAAAAGTCTTAAGAACTCCCACAAGGCCATCTAATTTTGTACACAAAACATCAATCCTTCCAGACAAGGTTATGTCCTCCTTTTCCAGAGAATTTATGCGTACATCATGGTTATCTAGGCGTTTTTCATGACCATCCACCCTCTTTTCAAGTTCTTCAAACTTTGGCAACTTTCTACCCCCTCACACTCTATCAATCAGAATCTTTCTGCGTCTCAGCGTGGGTTTACCTCCCAGAACAGCTAACCACTCATAGATGAAATTACCAGCAGTTGCAAAAGTATAGTCGCAGTAGTACTGGCCTATATCAAGCTTGGTAGTTTCAGTGACAGTACTTATAGTATTGTACTTATCGTCATAGATAATCAATTTAAGTTCTTCTGGGTCAGCTGGTTCGCCATCCCAATTATAGAAATTTGCTAGGAGTCTGACAGTATTACCTTGTTGGAACACATTACTCACCTCCTTTTTCTTGAGTTGTAATTACTCTCACGACTTCTCTAGCTGTGATTGCTATGTAGGCACAACAACAGTTGTA